ACCTTTAACTGTGTCTACCCAGGCATCTTCGACGCCTTTAATCCATGTATCGAATGATTCACCTGTAGAAAAACCTTCTTCCTTTATCTGGGCAAAGACTTCCCCCCACACAGTTTTTGCTTTTTCGGCAGCTTCCGGATTCTTTCTATTAAGCTTAGCAAAGAATTTATCAACTTCGTCAGACATTTGAGGAAACATCTCAATAAGAAAATCCCTCATCTCTCCAAAACTCTCTATCCAGATATCTTTAGACATATCCATGCCTTGACGAAGATTCTCAACAAACTGCTCCCACGCCATAGTACCTTTCTCAGCCGCACCAACAATAGTTTTCTTAACAGGGTCCCAAACAGCGTTAATCATGCCAGAAACATTTCTAAGCTGTGATATGCCAAGAAAACGTGCAAGAATAGGATGAGCATCAGCCCATCTCAAAAGCGCATCTACTTTATCCTTAATAAATTTTATTGTATTCTGAAAAACAGTCTTAATGCCTCCCTTATTCATCAATACTGTCTTTATGCGTGCGTCTAGCATGCCTAGTGCTATAGTTATTGCTATAAAAGAAGTAGCGAGTAATGCTCCATATGCTACAATAGATATCATTGTTCCAAGAATTGACATTAACCCAGGAAGGAGTAGAGACTGTGCTTTAGCCATTGTTATTGCACCGCGGGCACCTTTAAGATAGAACTGACCATTAACACCAAGAACAACATTTTGTGCGATAAGAGCAAGTGACAACTTTTTTATTCCTATGAGTAATTTTGACATTGTACCTGCTATAAATCCACCAAATTGTTTCCAGTTAAGCATAGACTGAATCATAATACCAGACAATATAAGCCATACTCCACTTAAGGCCAATATAGATGCTGTAAGAGGAACAAGCAATGCGATAAGTCTTTGAATAGGTTCAGGGAGAGCAGAAAGACCATCTAATATTTTACGAGTAAGTGTAAGAAATGGACGCATCGCGTCGCCCCAGATAGCTCCATATGTAAGCATCAAATTCTTAAGAGAGTTTTCCGTCATTTTAATTTGATTATCAAGACCTTTCATCTGTTTAGCACGTGCGACTTCAAGTCTTGTGGTGTCTGAAACCATGTCAATATAATCTTGCAAGCTTTTCGTTATAAATCCCTGCTCCTTTGCTAACGATGCAACACCAGCGGCTGCTGGAGCGGCGCGTAAACCAAATAGCTTAAACATATCTCCTACATCGGCTCCAGCATTAGCTAATTTTTTAAATACCTGCACAAACCCAAGTGTCTTGACGTCCATATCACGCATTTTAAGACCTAAATCTTCAAGAACGTCTCTTGTCCCTTTAGTGTCTTTTATGGTGCCTTGGAGCATACGTCTCTGGGCTCGACCAGACATACCTGCTCGTATATTCATATCAGCAAGGAGAGCTGAAACTCCCACCACTTCTTCTATACTCATTCCTAACTGATGAGCAATAGGTCCAAGCATCTTCATTGTCTGAGCGAGAGTCTGCATGGTAAGCTGAGAATTTGTGATACCCGCCGCAAAGACTTGCGCGAAATGGGTTGTGTCGTCAAACTGTGCGCCAAACGCCTTCATGGTAGTCATTACAGATAGAGCAACTTGTTTCATGTCTGTCTGTGTTGCAACAGCGAGTTTCCAAATAGGCTCTGCGGCTTGCATGATTTCACTTGCTTCAAGACCACCAGAAGCCATAAAATACATAGCTTTACCAACTTCAGTTGCGGCAATAGGTCCAGCAATACCAAGCTCTTTTGCCTTTACGGCAAGCATCTCTATCTCTTTTGAAGTTGCTTGAGTAACAGAGGCAGTATTCTGCATAGCCTGGTCAAACTCAGCGAAAGCTTTCACAGATGAGCCCACAAAACCCATCATGGCGGCGGACATAGCAAGAGCCATTTGCCCCATACGAGCTTGAATGAAACCAGCATAGTAGCTTTGTCTGCCTGATATCTTCTGGAGATTCTGGTCTATAGCTCTACGAGCATCTCCAAGACCTCTTACTACAGTTGTTAAGACTATCTCACCTCTTGCTACTTGTACCATAGGTCACCTCTTAAAGCCCTGAACTGCGCCCAACGTTTCCCATTTTTCTCTCAACCCACACCAAGTGTATGTCAAGAATATCTTTAATGTTTCTATCTGTGATAAACGACCAAGGTCTACCGGGAATAGACACCCCACTTGAGTAAGATACCGTTCCTCTAGGCTGGTCATGTAGATGTGCATATTCAAGAGAGCTACCAAACGTAATTGCCTTATTTCCGTCAGTGATGTTATAGCTAAAACCAACCCCACCTGTAGCTGATTCTTTCAGCGCGCCTGTTCTGTTTAGAATAGGTCCAGGCGCATAACCCATAGCTTTTCTTCTTCGAATAGTACTTGGAGCCAGTCTTCGCCACTTAGGGATACCTTCACCATCAAAACGATTTTTAATCACACCTTTAGCCATGTACTGTATCGCAGCCTGCTTGAGAGGTTCTGTTCTGTCAGATAGTAGTCTATTGAGCTTGCTCATATTAGCGTGTATACCCCGTGTATCAATATATATTTGGAATGTTGAACCACCACTTCCAAATCTAGGGTCCATTGTTATTTGAGCCATACTATCTCCTTCCTTTTGACCGAATCTTTGCTCGCTGTTTCTGTTCTTCAGCGGCTCTCATCTTATCTGTTTCGGATAAAAGAATAGTGAAACGACAGATATCTACATAAGGCTGGCTATAGAAATCTTCTATTGTCCAACCAAACTCTTTGCAGAATCTAAATACTTGTATTATGTCGGGCGGATGTTTTAATCCAGCTTTACTAGCACTTGCACGTACCGCCCTAATTAGTTTTTTTGTTCATCAGGTGTGATGCTGTTAAAGTTTGTGCATTCCTGAACGAGCTTTGTTACGAAATCTCCTGCTAACTTATTGATAGATTCTACGGATATAGGTAATGCGCTCCCTGCTTCATCAACTAAATCCCACCCTTTGATAGAGCTTATAATAAACTTGTCCATCGAGTCTGTTTTCTTATCTTCGTCAATTAAGGCTGTAAGCTCTTTCTGTTGGGCGTAAGAAAACTTCTGTAAAGTAACTTTCTGTCCATCAATAGTTACAGACTTTGTGTTTCCTTCTGCTAAATATGCTTTGCTCATCATTCCTCCCTGATGTATAGGGGGCTGACATAAGCCAACCCCCTAGATTGTTAATTACGGACTTGATTCTGCTGATATTGCCTCAAGTCTGATTTCATCCATAAAACCATCGCCTCTATCACTGTCATATAAAGCAATAAAAGGTTGGTCGTAAAAGATTAAGTCAGGCCCACTAACAACAGGTGTAGCACCTGTGAAGACAATTCTTGGGCAATGTATTTCAAGCATATAAGCTTGAGTACCTGCAGCCATGTCATCTGACGTAAAGACAACAGCCAGAGCGGCATCAGTACCATTTACATACTTGTTATACATTCCTAAGTCATCGAACTCCATATTCAGTGACCCTGTGACATCTCTAAATCCACTTCTTGGTATACCCACGCGATAGCGTGAACCAAGCTGTCCTTTATCTTCCGTTAGGTTGTTATTAATCGTTATAGCCAAACCTTGGACTTCTTGCGAAGTACCATCGATTGTAATAGAACCTTCATCAAAAGTTAAAGGATTAAGAGAGGATATAGAAGTCGAAGTAGTCGGTGCAGATTGTGATTGACTCTCCTCTTTACCTAAGAAACTGAATGTAGCAGTCAGAGGCTCTCCAACAGTACAGTTCATCGTAAGCTGGTTAACTTTCATACCATTATACGCGAACGTTCCGCCAGAAGCACCTTCTCGACCAACTTCAATTCTAAGACCTTCAGGTAATGAACCACTAGGATATATCTTGTGATGATAAAATCCAGAACCACTAGGACCTGCAGACGAAATGCGTCCTAAGGCATGCTTAAATAAAGTAGTCATACCAGTAGGTTGTACTTCGACGTTTAGGTCTCCTCCGACACGTTCAGCACCTGTTCTCCAGATACTACGAGCTGAGTCGCCACGAATCGAATCAGTGGTAACTATATTCCTTTCAAGCATAAGACTTTCCGAAAGAAAGGGAATAAAGTTGTCTATGGTTGGGGTACCTGACGCCCAGATTGTTTCTTCAGCAAAGCCAACTTGAGCGTTTGAACCTACGGCTCCAATTGCCATGTTTCCACCTCACTATTAACCGCCTTGTGTAAAGCGTATTTTTCCAGTATATGTAATCTCAGCTCCTAGTACAGGGGTATCATTATAGACTGCTGGATGGAATCGTTTACTCTGATTCTCTCCATAGTATGTGATACCACTTATACCCATGTCACTGTGAATTACATCATCTATGTTCTTCACTATTTTCTCGACAGAAGTTAACCCTGTCATGTAGTCAAATGCCTTGTCATAAACTCCAATACTGACAGTGCATATTGCATCCTTTTGCCCCTTGTGTTTCCCTCCGAAGGTACGCCATTCCTCAGTAACTTCGGATAAGTCTACAGTAACAGCGGGCCACTCTAATACTTGAGGCACATTGCTACCGTAATAAATACTTGTATCATTGATATCTTCCATCCTAGTATCTTCTCTTAGACGAGTGACTATTCCTGATATTAAATTTGAGTAGAAGGGTGTGGTTGACATATTTTACCTCTATGTATCGTATTTATTGCTTTCGTCGATTATCTTATTCTCACTTATTCTCCACCCGGTTTCAGGACCTTCATTGAAGACAGGTTTGTGGTCAGAAGTCGATGAAACTATTCCACGTACTTTGATTGTAGATATCTCATTGCCTGAAGCATCAAACAAGATAGCATCACCATTTAAAACTTTTGTCAGCATGTCTTCTGCATCTTTTTTCATATTTGTTATCCAAGACTGCTCATTGTCTGTCGTCACAATCTTAATGCTTTCAAGTGTATAAGCAGATGCTAAGATAGCAGAGATATGCTTAACGAGAGGAGGAGTAGTAGTGAATGGGATTTGATATATCTGCCCTAGTCTAGCGTCAATATAATCGTCTGCCTTGTCAATCCAGTAGCCTACCTCTGTGTCATCTCGAATTCCATCTGTTACTTTATCAAGTAGCTCACGGACATCATCGTCTGCGCTACAATAATTATATGTTCTAGCCATAATTTATTCCTCTACACTCCATGTTTCAAGTCCAGTCTTTGTGATTGTAAAATCCCAAATCTGGCAACCAAGAGACTGCATCATCTCTATGACATCTTTTTTCTTTCGCCAAGCGCTATATATGATAAACATACCACCACCACCTGCCCCAGTGATTTTTAGACCTAGCGCTCCAGCTTCATAAGCTCGCTTCTCAAGATGCTCTAATCTTTCGTTGGTAGCATTTGGAGACAACTGTTTCTTGTAACTCCACTCTTTAGAAAGTAATTCTCCGAAATTACGTAAATCACTTGTTAGAATATCTTCCTTCATGCAAGTGGAGATTTTCTTAATGTGGCTTATATATTCGAATTTCATGTCTGTGTCAGGTATCTGCTCTTGTATGATTTTCTCAGATTGATGAATCATCCCTGTGTAACACAGTATAATATTATTCTGTATCTCGTTTATTGTTGTTTTGCCGATGCGTAGTGGGTTAACTATAACTGTTCCATGCTTATGAAACTCCATAAAGTTAATGCCACCAAAGACAGCGGCGTATTGGTCTTGATATCCACCAGCCAAGCCCATATCTACACGCTCTATTTCCCATGCAAGCTTTGCTATATCATAGGAGTTCATATGGAGATTGAGCGCTTCAAGAAATACACCCAAGACAGCTACAACAACAGTGCTTGATGTCCCTAATCCTGCGCCGGGTGGAGCATCGCTACGTATAAACAATTCCCCGCTATATGAATCTATCTTTGCAACATTTTTTATCTTGTTAATAACAGCTTTTACTAAATCTAAATTCCCATCATAAGGCAACATCTTCAAACTATTATAGTTAATTGTTGCGTTATAATCAGCAGAACGTATAGTGAGAATGTCTTCGCCAGGTCTAGGAACTAATGTAGCGTATACGTACTTGTTTATAGTAGCGTTTATAACGCTTCCACCATATCTCCTTACAAACTCAGGAAGGTCACTAGAGCCACCACCTAATCCTAATCTAAGGGGTGCTTTGCTTCTGAAAATTCTCATGTCTACTCCTGAATAAAGTGCGTAGACTTAGCAAGCTTCAAACCATGATGAGTACCTATATCGAGAAAGTGTTGTTTGATTTCTATCCGAGTATATGGAACTAGCGAGAGTAAAGTATCGAGCATAATTGGTGTATTTGGTGTTGCCTTGCTCACAGTGCTAAACTTCTCCCAGCATTTATGCTTAAAGAAGAATATTCCCGCACGCTTCACTTTATTGTCAACCATGTCAGGTGCATAAACCACACCGGCATCATCTTTAAGTCTGCTATACAAGTCTGGTAGTTTGACTTTGTGAATGAAAGTGTCGCCATTAATAACAGCGAAGTAACGATTGTTCTTTAGAAAAGGTTGTGCAAATAAAACAGCACCACCGGTTCCTAACTCGAATGGCTCTGTGACATACTCAGGCCAGGAGTCGTTGTCTTTACACCACGTCTTTATAGAATCGCTCATATGACCAACGCTTAAGACGATATCATGCTTTCTGTGCAACCGAAGCAAATAGTGCAAAAAAGTCTTTCCGTGGATACTTGTCAGTATCTTTGGATGAAATTTTGTAAGAGGTAGGATACCTTCTCCTTTACCTCCAGATAAAATAAGTATTCTCATTCGATAAAAGGGTCCAAACCGCTTTGCCCGCCAGCCTTATCTCCTAGAACGCAAGATATCTGCTTCATTCCAAGCTCTTTACAAGCCCAGTATCTACAGAACCCATCTAAGCGTTTGTAGTGATGTTCATTAATGCGCGTCACAAGCAAGGGTCTTATCTTTCTTCCTTCTAAGATGCATATTTTCATAAGAGCAATGGTCGCTAGATGCTTTGATGTCTGAAGCGAGTCAAAAGGCTTTACTAGAAAGCCATCATTCTTAAAGCTAACATGGTCAGCATCAAAAGGGTTTATTAGCTCTATCGCAAGAGTGATGATAGTTTCTTTACACATCGTTCCCTACCTATATCAGTTGCTAGAGAAACAATCTTATCGCTATATCTTGTTAAATCCTGTAAGTCAGCAAGACAATGAAGAATCAGCATTATCAGCTCATCTTCTTGAGCAGGTGTATGATATCCTTTGCTAGACAAAGCTCCACGGTCTACAACTGCCGTACCATCGCTTGCAAATATGTTCCTACGTTTTCCATACGACAGAGAAGAACAGATGTCAAGATGAAGTTTGTCTTTACGGAAGTGCGCGTGTGGAATAGTGCGTGTATCGTTTGATGTACGCTCATCTACGAAGCGAGAGAAGCCCATGTTTTCAAGAACATTAGACAGCTCTTTAATTTGGTCTTCTCGGACAAGCACATCTACCTCAAGTTCGCTATCTGCATCTACATCGGCAGGCAGACGTAATACGACGTACTTTATTCTGTTCTCATGTATTATATTGCCCAGCTTTAGAAACTCAATTAGTTGTGGTGACATAGTACCCCCATTTTAGTATTTCAAAACATCTTTTCTCGCCTATTTCTTCAACAAGATTTAGAATCGTCTCACCTTTTTTACTAAAATCCTTCTTATCAAAAAGACATCTTAACAGAAGCATTATAAATTCATCCTCATGAGAGATAATAAACATGTCATTGATACATATAGCCCTTTGTAGAATACCCTGCTCTAGTGTATATTTATGCCCTCCATAGCGTAGCGATGAAACAATATCTAAGTGTAGACTGTCTTTTCTGTAGTGCATGTGTTCTCTGATTTCTGAATGCGTAAAGCCATTAGCAATTAAAATATTCTTAACACGCATTGTCTCTGACTCGCTTATCAATATATCAACTTCAAAATCATCAGAAGACTTCTTGGGGATTCTTAAAACGCAGTAACTTACACCAACGATACCTAACTTACCACAAGCATCTTTTAGTTCTTTAATCGGTATTGGCATTTTCTTCTATCCTAGTTTGCGCCTCTGTTACAGCAGATGCGAATTCTTTAAACTCATCTTTCGTAAACTCAAAGCGTAGGTTTCTAAAATGTATATGAATATCTTCGCCAACGTTTTCCTCAATCTGTAGCCGAGTGTTGTTTTCATTTTTTGTATGCCACCGCTGACATTTCCCAAGCTTCATCTTCATTAAGAGGTTCTTCAAGCTTGTGACAGTTTCTAAGAGCAATCTTTTCGAATCCAGCTAAGCGTAAGCACCATTCAAGTGTCTTTGGGTCGAACCCACAATAGTGCGTGTTTTCTTTATACTCCTGTCCACCATAGAGATACAGCCAGAAATCTCTTGGAGTAATATTGTTTCTAAGATACTGAGTTACAATGCCTTTTATATTTGGAACTTTAACGACGATTTTCCCACCTTTTTTAAGAACTCTGCACCATTCTGTAAGAACAGCAACCGTGTTTAGATGAGAGCATGCAGGTGCGTTCACAATCCCACTAAGCATATATCCATGAGGGATGTGCTCTAAAACACTCTCTGCTAGAATCTCCTCAATACTATTGTCTTCCCACGGAAGTTTTTTGCTAATATCAACACCTGGGAAGTCTATATGAGCAAAGTCTTTACGAATATCTACGTTCTTGTACCCTTTATCGTGATGATTTAGATGTCCACACCCAAATGCAAGCTTTGTCATTAGATTTTCCCCTCTAGTTGTCTCTGTTTGTTTTCGTCGTACTCGTAATACGTATGTCCTTGCGCTTCTCCTTCTGTTCTATTCTTTCTTCGCGTACCCCATCCATGCTCAGAATAAACTAAGTCGTGTTTCTTCCTAAAGTACTGTCTCCCAACTTCCTTCTCTTTGCTGGCTGCATACACACCGCAGAATTGAGTGGTAGACGATGGTCTGTGGAAAACATACATCTGATTGCAGATAGCAGTGAACCATCCTTTGTCTCTTGCTTTCCAGATTAAGTCCATATCTTCGTCCCAATTTAGACCAATCTTTTCGTCAAAGACATCTTCGCCTAAATCGTCAATCATGCTCTTACGTAATGCACAGCACCATAGAGATGTCCATGAGTCTATCCCATATCCAGGAGCCTCAAGACTCTTTATAGTGTCGTTTTTATATTTGTCAAAGTGTGGTTTCCAGGAATCCTGTATCTCTTTCATGCGTTCTACCGGGTCATAATCTTCTTCCCTCTTATCAGCATTTCGTAACTTATCATTCTCGCATGCCTTGACAATCCCGCACTTAGGGTTATCAGTAAAAACCTTAAGAGCATTCGTTACCCAGAAGGGAGTAACAATGACATCGTTCTCCACCAGAAAGATATAATCGCCGGAGCAGATTTTAATGCCACTATTGAAACCACCAGTAAAGCCCAAGTTGTCAGTGTTGTGCACCACAATCGCTCCATTTTTAACAAATTCCTTTCGTAGTTCTTCTGCCCCAGGCTCTGTAGAAGCGTTGTCAACGACAACTATCTCATAAGCTGGGTAAACTGTATATTGTTTAATACTATCAAAACATTCTTTTGAAAAGCGAAGCAAGAATGGCTTGATATTATGCATTAAAATAACTATAGAAACAATTGGTCTTGTTTTAACCATTAGTCTTCCTGTCTTTGATGCGCTGTTCAAATATAATCTTGTCTTCTTCTTTGATTCTGTCTGGGTTAGCATGAAACCATTCATCAGACTTGTCTTTAATGCGATACACAGCATTGTCTACTGTCTGCGTGGCTTTATGTTTGTTGAGCAGATACTTTCCTGTTTCGACCCAAACTTCTGCGTATCCTTGGTGAAAATGAAATGACATGCCATAGTAATGGAATATATATGATGTACCGCATAGGTACAAGTTAAACCCTGCGTCTAATGTCCTCCAAGACCAATCAACGTCTTCATGACCGCCAAGCTTAAATGCTTCATCGAGATAGCCAATAGCATCAATCAATTCTCTCTTAATAAGTGTAACGCAAAGAGGGAACCAATTTCCACCTATCATCTTATGATAAGTATGCCCAAAGATGTTAGCGTCATTTGTTTTAGCAGAAGCCCACTCGATAATTTTTCCTATATCTTTGTCAAATTCTTCGTACTCTTTTGAGCCTCGATGAATCTGCGTTGACATTACCATGCCAGCATCAGGGTACTTGTCAAGACCAAGCATGAGAGGTGTTAGCCACCCTTTTGCAACTTCAGTATCGTTATTTAACAGGAGAACATCTCTGCGACCCGCTAAGTCAAACCCTTGGTTGTTTCCTTTTACAAACCCTTTGTTATCTGGATTAAAGATAATTTTAACTTTCTCATGTTTAAAATCATTTAAGAACGTACCTTCACATTCATTACATTTATTTCTAACTACAATAACTTCATATTCAGGATAAACTGTATTACGCAAAATGCTGTGAAGACATTTAGTAGATAATTCTTCAAGCTCAGGCGTGCGCGACCACCATAATAATATGATGCTTACTTTTCTCATTTCTTTTTCCCCATGTCTAAGTTTTCTAAAAATTTAACTATTTTAGCGGCGTCTTTTTTCCATGTCCACTCTGAAGCGGCCCACATTGCGCCTGCCATTCCTTTGTGTTGCGCATCGCCTTGGTGCGTAAATACGTGATGCATAACTTCTCGAAGATTGTCGAGGTCAGGGATTGCCTGATGTCCAGGGAGATAACCGGCTTCCTGTAGCGTGTACTTGATAGGGTAACCTGTTCCTGTCGTACAATAGTCACGTGGCCCTCCAAAATCTGTTATCACCAGAGGTAGTCCGCATGCCATTGCTTCAAGTCCAGGTAACATAAAACTGTCACCGTGAGTAGGTAGAATAAAGCAATCAGAGTTTCGATATAAGTCAGCTAACTGCTCTCTGGAATATTCCTTATAAATCTTAACAACATTGTCGTACTTTGTTCCATAATCGTTTAAATGTCCCCATGAGTTTGATTTAATAATAAGTCTCACTCTAGGGTCACCTTTAAAAACTTCTTCAAAACACTGTATTAATTCGCCAGTTCCTTTTCTCCCTTGAGCTACGCCTACAAAGAGAAAGTCGAACGTATCTTTTTTAATAAGTTCATGCTTTATCTTATGCTCTGGTGGATAAAAAAGCTTCGGGTCTATCCCTTGTCCACCTACATGTATTGGGATTGTTACGCCAGCATCTCTAAATGCTTTAGCAGTAAACTCAGACAAGGCAATAACACCATCTGCGAAACTGTTATGTATTTCAGCCGCCTTAGCTGTTATTAAATCTGAATCCCAGCAAGCAAGAGATATCCGCCTAATAGGACGCGGGATATGTCTAAGCTCTTCCATGTGTTCTGCTAACCCTTGACGTATGAATGCGTGGTAACTTGTCTGTGGCCACTTTATGCATTGCTTGACATTTAAGGGGTAGCTCCCGTATAGATTAGTGGGTTCTAGCGTTACTGTATGCCCCAGTTCTAAAAATCCTTGGACATTACCTATTGTTGAGATTCCCCAACTTTGGTTGTCTCCGAGTTCCCCCTTAAAAATCAATCTCATTATCGCCCTCTGTTCCTGTTTCCTTTTCCTTCTCCTCTTCCATCGAGAGGTCTTTTCACTGGAGTAGCACCTTCACATCCGCCTCTTTGCCCGCCTGTCTTTGGTCCCTTTCCTGCAGGACCTGTTTTGTCTCTACTAGGCATTGTCATTCTCCTTCTGTTTTTGTTGGTTATCTTTACATTTCTTATGATATGCCTTATTGTCAACTTCGTCTATTACCATATCTTCAACATAACTAAATTGCTTGCAAATTTTGCACTTACCGATAACGCGACTCTGCGCATTAGTAAACTGAAATACCATTATTTCCTCCTTGCGTAGATAACAGCACCATTATGAACAGCAAGAGTACGTAGATGAATCTTTGAAAGGATGTGCGCTATTAGTGTATATGCGAAGCACCACCAATCGTTTCGTTTCTTACGTTGCATGTTAGTGAGCATCTTACGGATTAAAGCTGGAACGAATCCAGTCTCATGCCCATAATAAATTTTCTCTATTTCAAAACCATTCTTATCCAACATCATTTTTAAAGTGCGTATACTAAAATAGTGTGTGTGTCCTGGCAGAAGATAGCGGGAGTTCTTTCCTTCTAATCTTCGAACTAGACTATCCATGTTTGACGTTTGTATCACAAGCAGACCCATGGAGAATAGTGCATTGTAGCAATTTCTAAGAGCTTTACTAGGGTCTGTAAGATGTTCTAGCACCTCTATCATGGTAATAACGCTATAGTTTCCTTCAATCTTGTCACATGCATCTCCATGCGAGATTTGGATGTCATTCCGAATTGCATACTTAGCAATATGAGGAGAGATGTCTATACCGCAAGCTTTGATGCCATCTTCCTCTGCGTGGCTTATTAGAGACCCAAAGCTACATCCTATATCCAAGAGCGTATTTCCATATAAGAATTTCTTTATATTCTCAATGCGTCTTCTGTCTTCAACTTCTCGTATAACCTTATCCCCACGCTCATCGACATAAGAATAGCTATTGAAACCCTGATAGTATCCTTCATCGTAAAAATCTTGCTTGAGCTGTGGGAACTGAGACATCATACCACATCCCTTGCACTTTACAACAGTAAAGTCCTCATCAAATCTATCAATTTTATAAAGCGTTCTTGCTTCTGTGCTTCCGCACAAATTACATTTGTATTCCGACATGTGGCAGTAGGGGTAGTATTCTTTCTCTGGTTGAGTCTATTGACCATATATGAGATGTATCTATTGCGTGCTTCCGTACATTGTAATAGAAGTAAGGATTCGTCAATAGCTGTGTCGCAATCTCAACTGCGTCATTAACATAGTAATCATTAACACTTGTCTCTGGGAAGCACCATCTATTCGGGAAGTTAGCTATAGTCCCTACAGTGGGTATCCCAAGAGAAGCGCAATCTTGCGCTAGGCGTCCTACTACTTTAAAAGTATACATATGAATAGCTAAAGATGCTTTTGAAAGCTGGTCTAATGCCTTATCATATGGTAACTCATCAACTAATTCATAATCTGTGACACCATAAGACTCGATAATTTTCTGTGTATTTTCTTTCTTATTAGGTGTCATATAGTACATAAAAGCCTTTAGCTCTGGGAAGCGCCTTTTAAGCTTTTTATATACTGCAAGGTTTGTTAATATATCTCTACTGAATTCTCCAGGATTATTTATTCCAAGACTGATATAATTAGGGTCTTTATCTTTTGGTTCAATAATGCGTTTGTAATGCATAATCTCGTTATACATAGGCCAGCCTGTATAGAGACAACGTGAGGGGTCTTCTAAGCACCCAGCAAACGTTTGTACTTCATCCATATTCGTACACATAATGATGTCGTACAGCCTTATAGAATCAATGAATAGCCGTATATCGGCTAAGCTCCACCATGCAAGAACGTGTGTTTGTATGTCTGTAATGCCATAAATCTTTAACTCAGGGCACTGCTCTTTAATCTTCTTAACAAGATGAAAATATTCTGGGTACACATTGATAAACATACCATCATACTTGCTTAAAAACTTCACGTCTTCAACATCCTTTAAATCTGGGAACCAATAGAAGTCTGCTCCGCCAAATAGAGTTGGGAATCCAGTGCATCCATTAACAATGTCTTTTCTAGGTTGCCCAAAAGGACATTGGTAAGGAGACAGGAATGCGAATTTCTTTCCATCAAATGCTTTTTCCCACGCTATGTCGAGAGCTGTTTTGTTATCTCTCGCCTTCTCTGAAATATTATACATTAAAAAATCCCCCATCTTTCAAGTTCGTTCCAGAAGTTAATAGATACATTTTTCCATCCAAATTTCTCAATAGCAAGGTTCTGTTCTTCAAGCGTGACTTCTCTGCGTTCTCCTTCAAAAATCTTCTGTATAGCAGAGCTTGTGATAGCTTCAGTTGACTCAGGCACATATTCCGCTAAGTCTCCATACCAAAATCTATATAGAGGTGTATCAAAACATATAGGTCTTGCGCCACAGAGTAAACCTTCCATAGCAGGTTTCTCAAAACCTTCAAATCTTCTTAGAGCAGAAACATATAAAGAAGCGTTGTAGGTGTCGCGCATGTCTCTTGTAGACAAATTGGAAACATTGCTATATGATTTATTCGTGTAAGGGAGATGTGTTCCAACATGTATTAATTTCTTATTGGCATTCTCTGCCGCAACAATGCATTCTTTTATTCCCTCTGTCTCCGCAATTTCTCCAGTGTTTAATATAATGTATGGCTTGTAAGGGCTATTAGGGCTTTTCATCCACTTGTCTGGGTCTACACCCCAAGGCCCTCGGATAAACTTATGCTTTAACTCTGGGAAAACAGAAGCCAAATCAAGATGAGAATATACTGCCAATGCATTCTCAAACAAACTTTTATATACCATTGGATTTTCTTCTGACCACTCTCCAAAACAATGCATAAACAAAATATACTTATCGCATCTTAGGTAGTCTTTGTCAGATATGCGAGTGATATCGAGAATCTGTAAATCAGCATCCTCAGGATTGCCAATGAACTCTATTCTGTTGGGAGCGTAAGTTTTAAACCCTCTCTCGTTGTCTTCATTCCAAAGGTTCTTCTGCATGCGTTCGTAGTAGATGCGCTTCTTAGGACGTTTATCTATTTTTTTAAATGCTTCTTCAAGCGCTTTTGCTGTTGATTCCCAAGTATAATCTTTTACATAGTCTTCTCCAGTCTTGCGCATTTTAATGCTATATGCTTTCTTCATGGCGCCACCTAGGTCTTCAAAGTTAATCTGACACCATCGTTCTTTGGCAAAGAAAAGAGGAGATGCATTTGCGGACACCATGTCTCCTTTAATAAGACTGACATTCTTTCCTTTATTAACAAAGTCAAGATATCCACCAAAATCAGTTGCTATAATAGGCATACCAAATTTTAATGCTTCAAAGACTGGGTGTCCCCATCCTTCTGCATATGCGGCATGTATTAGACAATCACACGCACTGTAGTATTTAGCAACATCGCCATCATCGAGATGAACAACTTTTATGTTTGGAGGGCTCTGCATTCCTAGAGATTCGAATTTAATTAACTCTGTTGGGTCGCTATTCTCATGACCAGGCATACCTTTTAGAACAAGAGTAACGTTATCTTCATCTGTGAAGGTACGCATAAAAGCCTTTACTACAGTATGGACGTTCTTTCTATAGTCTCCTAGATTTCCTAAGACTAAAAATGAATACCCTCTTAAATCATCAATATCTGCTTTTATCTTGGTATTGATATTGCTTGCTAAAGGGACAACGGCAGTATTTCTAACACCAGCTCTTTTAGCAATTCCTTCAACGTACGTGGTAGGACATAAGTAAATATCAGCATCTCTATTTAAGTGGTAAGCGTACTCGCTTAGCATGTGGTCAAGCTCGAAAGGAAAGTAAACAGCTTTAAACGATGCTGACGACTTCTTTGCTATCTCAAATGCATGAGAAGGCATGTGATTGATTAAATCCATTACCTTCGACTTCTCTCTATGCAATGCTTTAAATATCTGAGGGTGCAGAGGATAGTCTGGGTTGCTTCCACCACTCTCTGTGATGTTTACATTCCAGCCAGTATTCATTAAGCCTTGAGCAAAACCACGCGTTGTTATTGCCCATCCTGTGTTTTCTTTCAAAGCCCCCTCAAGATTAACTTCTTTTACATCAAGATAAAATGGTCTTGGCTTCTTCAACAATCTGTATCTAGGATGGTCTATGAGGGAGTCAATAAGCTTCTCCCAGCGTTTCATTATCCCTTCCCAGTTAAACTGGCGCGAAAACGTAACACAATTCTGCGACATTTGCTTCCTAAGCGATGGAGAACGGTACATCATCTCTATGAGCTGTGAAGCATGCTCTGTGTCGACTAGCGCTCTCTCAACGTTGTACATACCCGTTATATACGTCTGTACGTCAATCAATAAGCCACGTTCTCTATTCCCAAGCAATTCAGGAAACGTAGTGTAGTTTGTGCCTATCACTGGAACACCACAAGCCATTGCCTCTAAATTAGTTAGCCCAAATCCTTCGCCTTGAGGTGTGGCAAGCTTAACATCACAGCAGTTATACAAAGCAACCAGTTCTTTTATAGGAACGCCTTTTTCTACTGTTACCTTTTGGTTAATAACAGCGTGGTTCTCAATCCCATATCTTTCTATAATTCCATTTTCACCAGACAGTGACTTTTGGGAGTTCTTACTAAAAGGGTCATTCATGTCTAAATGAAGATAAATGTCGCAATCTTGATGTTTCCCATCTTGAACAAACTTTGCAAATGACTCAACTGCTCGGTGTATCTGTTTTCTATCTTGGTATCGGTCAAATACCCCTACAACAAACTTTCCTTCAGAACCAGGCATCAAACGTTTTCTCAGCTCATCTTTAGTTGCGTTAATAGGGCGGAATGTCGTTAAGTCAATCCCTCTTGGGAGATACTCGACTTTCATATACTTGTCTACTTGGGTGATAACATCTCTTCCATATTGAGACATTACGATAGGTGTTTCTGCTGTCTTAAAGAGTCTTGTCCACTCTCTTGGAACAGGTTCTCCATCAACAGGCAACTCATGCATCAGCTTAAAGCTTTTTCTGTTAGGTGTTGTATATATCCAATCACACATCCACATGTCGCCTAAAGCAATTACCACAGTAGGCTTAAACTTTTCAATAATCTGATATCCTGTTGAGTCTTTCCATTGCTGGGAAGAAGCATTAGGCCACCCATCAGGATGTCCATAAGGTCTATCGTACGCAGAAGTAGTAAACTGTTTCCAAGGATAAGTCCAACCCACACCACGCTGTTGCGCAGAATGAAAAAACCAGCCAAAGGACGCAATTTCATATTTCTGTGTAGCGTATAAACGTGTTGCTATCTCTTTGTGCGCAACACCCATACCACTGTCAATACAAGCTGTATCTGTGCAAATTAAGATTCGGGGTTTGCTACCCATTTCTCTGCCTTTCTTCGGTAGGTGTCGGTTAATTCATGACATTTATGGCAAAGAGTTTCACCGTTAGCTAAATTCCA